AAGGCTGAATCAGCCATTGAACAATTGACCGAAGCTGAAAAACAATACTCAAAAATTCTAGGAAAAAAGAAAAATGAACTCCCCAAACTGAAGGCCGAGCTTGCCAAAGTGACACAGCAATCTCGAATCATGGCCAATGAAGAATCCAAACTGCAAGCGACCATCAATAAGCTTCGTACAGATATGGCGGGGTTAAGTGACGCTGGCAGCACCAATACCAAAACGTTCAAGAAAAAAACGGGAGCCGTTGCACAAGCTGAGCGCACATTGCAGGCGTATCAATCGAAACTAAAAAGCACAACTCAAGATGAAAACCGTATTCGCTCTTCTATCTCTGCGACAGAGCGTGAGCTTGGTGATTTAACTAAGGCTCACCAGAAGAGCACCAATGAGATTAAAGCGCATGAGCGATTAGTGTCACGCTTAGGCCACTCATTAAAAGAGGCGGGTCTCGATGTCAATGACATCATCCAAGAAGAGAAACGGCTGCAAGGCCAACTCAATCGAACCAATAAAGAGATTTCAGAGCAAGGTCGAGAGCTGGGTAAATTACAACACTTTGAAAAGCTGGGGGTGATTGCAGGAGGGGCCATGGCATCAGCAGGCTTCGCCTGGGCGGGGAATGATAAGTCTCGAAATGAACGCCTCCTTGCTGCTCGCAGTAGCTATTCATTAGAAGAGGTGCAATCGACTTCTCAACGACAATTTCGTACTGATTTAATTCGGATGTATGGTGCAGACCAAGAGAGCATTTTCGCCGCCCAGGCACTCGCTAAACAGCAAAACTTAGGTGAAGAAGATACTCAGGCATTAACAAAAGCCACTATCCAGTTACAAAAGATTTTCCCTGATTATTCCTCACCCGAAACCGTTCGGGCACTTGCGAACATATCTAAAGGTTTTGGTATCAGCCTTGAGGAGGCAGCAAACAAAGTTTATGCCACCAGCTCAATGGTCGGTGACGCCAATGGGGATTTGCTCGATACTTTCGCTGAATATTCCCCTCTACTTGGAGACAAGATTTCATTTGACCAATTTGCAGCCTCTATTGTTCGCGCCCGTCAAGCCGGTGTTTGGAACACAGATAAGGTAGGCGATTCATTTAAAGAGTCCTTCATGGCTCGTTTCAGCGATGAAGACGAGTTTGCCAAGCTTGTGGGTAAAGAAGACAAAGCCGGTACGATTGACGCCATTGATAACGTAGACCTACGTAATCGCATTAAAGAAGCCGCTTACCGAGTACGCAGTGACGTTGCAACAGGCAATGCGCCGGGTAACAACTATGCTGCATTATTAGCTCTAGTGAATAGGGCAAACCAAACTGATGCTGCCATCGTCAAACCCATCCTTGAAGCCATAGGCGGCACAATCCTGTCTGAAGATATTGGTACCAAAGGCTTAGGCGCAATGCAGCAAGGTCTGCAAGAAGGAGCCAAGGTCTTTGACGGTGTTGATTCTCTTGATGATGCAGCTCAAGGAGTATCAACTTCTATCGACAAAGCGATGAACTCGTTTGGCTCTATGACAGATACCGTCTCTAATAGTGCCGCTAATCTGATTGATAGATTCAATGGTCTTGGCGATGTGGTATCCAGTACGACTGAAGCTACGACGAGTGGAATGAATGACAAGGCAGGACTGGGTTATGCCGGTCTTGCAGGCGCAGTCGGTTTAGCTGGCTTTGGTGGTTTAATAGCGGCTCGTCTTGGTAAGAAAGCCTTTGGTAAAATCCTTGGCACTGCAATGGGCACTCAAGGCGGCTTCAAACCTGCCAGTATGTTTAGTGGCTTATTTACTAAATCTGCGGCTGAGCCTGTGACGAATGCTGCTAAAGGGCCGAGCTTTTGGTCGAGAGCGGGGAAAAAGGTAATGGATGGCGGTAAAGGGGTACTCAAGAAACTGCCTATTATTGGTAGCACGCTAAGCGCAATATCGACAGGACTCTTTACCCAATCAGCCACTAAACCAGTAGACAAGGTTGCTAAAGGGGCAAGCTCGTGGTCGTCTGCTGGGGAGAAAGTAATAGGTGGGGGTAAAGGCGTCCTCAAGAAGCTCCCCGCCATTGGTACGGCTTTGAATGCGGCCTCTATTGGCATGAGCGCTATTGAGGACGAGACAGAAGGAGTTTGGCGTGGTATTGGAGCCACGGCTGGAACCACACTAGGCGGTCTCGCGGGGAGTTTGTTTGGTGGCTTTGGTGCTGTCCCTGGTGCGATTGCTGGCTCTGTGGCGGGTGATGAGATTGCAGGTTGGTTATACGATGTTTTCAATGGTAAGGATGATCCTGTTAACCAACAAGCTGTCGCTCAAGTAGAGCAAACGGTTCAATCTGCGACAACGCAACCCAGAAACGCCATCGGTCAGCCACCAGCCACAATTGAAGTGAGCTTTGCGCCTGTCATTCAACTTGAAGCGGTGAGCTCTGAGGCCGATGTGATGGCACAAACCTTAGTGGCAGCCCTGCGTGATATGACGCCTCAGCTCAAACAGACATTGCATGATGTGATGGATGATCTTTGGAAAGATATGGATCATGTTGACCTCGACTAAAAATAAATATACTGTGTTTTTATACAGCAAACTTAAAAGGAGAGTTTATTATGCGCGTTGATATGATCGTCAAAGCTTCTGGTTTACCCAAAGGGACATTCTCTTTGATTGAGCCTGAAATTCAAAAGCGTTTGTCGGTACTCGATCCCGATGTTTGTGTCCGTATTCGCAAGGGTGAAAACAATCATCTGGATATCATGGAAAGGGATAAAACCAAAAAAGAGAAAGCCCATGCGCTTTTGGAAGAGATGTTCAATGAAGCGGACGAGTGGCTGTACAACTCAATATGACAAAGGCGCAATTAAGCGCCTTTTCTTTTTAAGTTACAGACTAATATTGAATATTTCTCATCGACTCCAGCGTTTGTTCAAACGTTTCCTCTTCCATTTCAATGCCGATAAAACGTCGATTTAAACTCAAACACGCCTTACCTGTAGAGCCACTGCCCATAAACGCATCGAGCACCACATCATGTTCACGGCTGCTGGCGGTGATGATATGTTGCAGTAAGTCTTGTGGTTTTTCGCAGGGATGCTTACCAGGATAATATTGCACCGGTGCAAACTGCCAGACATCGGTATAAGGCACCTCACTGGTGACGGAGAACGGTCGACGTAAATGTTCGTATTGCGCTTTTAGATCATCGTATTCCAATACTAAGTTTTGGTAGTTATTTTTTAAAGCGTCATACTCCTCCACGAGGTCGCCATGCGTCTTCGTTAATTCTCCCTTTTTACTTGCGAAAAGCTGTTGAAGCTTTTGGTATTGCGCTTTGTTGGGGAGTTTCCATTGGCTTTCACTAAACCAATGAGAGCACATTTGTGTCCCTGTTGCCGCATTGATTTCTTTTGCTGTCACACCAAGTTGTTTACGAGCATTAATGAAGTAATCCATCAAAGGTTTGAATACGTGTTTCTTGAGCTCATTGCATTGAGAAGCGTAACCAGAGCAACCTTTGACATAGCCTTCAGCGTTATAGTGGCCAGCAAATAAAATACGTTCGGTGGACGGAAAGAACATGCGCAAGTCCGGCTTGTGCATTCTTCGCCATGGGCCTGACGGTTTGGCCCAAATGATATGGTTAAGTACTTCAAAGCGGCTTCTGATGAGAATTTCAGTGTCACTGGCCAGCTTTGAACCACAGAACAGATAAAGGCTTCCAGAGGGTTTGAGGATTCGCCAGAACTCAAGAAGCACTTCATCGAGCCAGGCTAGAAATGAAGCGACATCTGGCCACTGATTGTCCCAGGCATTACGTTTGACTTGGAAGTATGGTGGGTCGGTTAAAATCAGATCAACGGAGTTGTCTTCAAGCGTTTTAAGGTAGGTTAAACAATCGGCATGGATGAGGGTGGCACGGCCATCGTGCAGTGTGTGTTGGTGCATTCTTATCTCCTGTTAGCAAGAGCCTTGAACACAAATAGCGATTGAAAGCCGCCAGCAATAAAGAATTAAAGCTGGCGGCGTTTTGCTGCTTCCTCTCCAATTCCTTTATCAAAAAGGTCTTGGGTCTCAGGTACTCAAGGCATCAAAACACCTATCAACCTTATCACGCGGAACTGTGTATTTATACAGTTAATTGTTTCGAATTAATTGCGTTAAATCTGGATAGGGAAGCTGCGAGAGCTGCTCGATAACAAAGGCCACGTGATGGACAGAGTGCTCAGGTAGCATTTGGGATACAGAGATAGGGTCGACATGACCTTCTTTAGAGTGTTTAATAATCAAACTGACTAGCGGCTTACATTGGGGTTTAATCGTTAACATGCTGAAATTCCATGTAAATTCAACGTGGTCACGACACTAGTATGGTGTGCAGGAAATAGCCAGTGCTTTATAGTGATAACTTGATTTAATTAGAGCTCTGCAGGATGTAGCAGCAGGTGAGCTTGATGCGTTTTTGCATTCCACTCTTTCATTTCTGCGATAAACAAACCATGTCGATGAATACTGTCAATGAGGTCATACGCTCTCTCATGTTGAATTAACATAGACAGAGGGCTAATCTGTATCATATTGTCGAAACCATGTTCAATGTGTTCTTCTAACAGATACAAAACACTCGGTTCTGCCTCAGTTCCTTCCTCAAAAAGCCTCGACTCAATGCCTTCTTCGTCATATAGGTGCACGAGCAGTGAGTACAGCTTCTCCGCACCAGCGAGCTTGGTCTTTTTAGCCTGGTCATTAAGTTGATAGAGCTTCATCTCTAAGTTCCCTTCTTTTGTTCGAGCCGCTTGAAGCATCAAGCGAATGTCTTTTTTAATCGCAGCGTAAGCCTTATCACTCATTTTCGGCTTTAGATATTTCAATAAAATCTCATTACGCTTTGCAATGGGTACGAAACGCGAGCTAGCCGATACTTGGAACAATAGATGAAGCAAAGCATGCGTTATGGTTTGGTGTAATGTTTGATAGTAATCAAATTCTTTTTTGATTTGCATAAGGACTAAATATTTGACGAATACAATGTATTGTTATGCGGTCATACTGCCTATAAATCAAGCAATTGAAATAATTAAAATGAAAGGTTGTTATCGCACTTCAATAAACATCTGTTTGGAGAGCACTTGCTGAGCGATAGCGCTTACTCGGTAGACCCGTGTATTGCCATACGCACTCGCAAACGCTACGCCTCTGAGTGAATCATCTAACTCAAGCACAAACTGCACGCTAGGTAAAAATTCACCACTTCCCAGCTCATCAAAAGCGAACAACACCTCATCAGGAGAGGTCATCAACTTCTCTTGTATCATTTCCCGAAACGGCTCTAGCTCTGGCGATTGCTTTATCGCGTTATTGAGTGTGGTCACAGATAAACCTTGTTTAGCGACAGCTTCTGCTTGCTCTTTTAAGACGTGTTTACTTTGTGCGTGAGAGTAGTTGAGAATGCTTTGGGTCAGTCCATATTTTTGCGCCCGCTCCATCATCGATGCTGGCAGCGTTTTCATTGATACTAATGGCGAGCTAGTAAACTGATGCTCTTTGCCAGTCGTCGCATCCTTATCCAAGTCTGTGCCACTGACTTCGGCTGAGGCCTGTCGCATCGATGCGGGTAGTGTTTCATATTGCTTGCGTGACAACACTGACACTGTCGCACGGCACTTATGGTGGTTGGGCGGGTAAAAGCTTTCCCAAAATGGATCGTCTTTGGGCTTAATCACGCCATCGAGCTTTCTGCACAGCTCTGTGGTGCCTGAATCGAGCACCGACGAATAAACCAGAAACTCCACCAAGTCGTTATAGGCAATCTGAGTCCAACGGCCTGAGTTATATGCGGTCATCATATTGTTGCGATAATGCAACTCTAACCAATAAGGATTGACCTGAGAGAGTCCTTCTTGCTCAAGAAGTTGACGGAGGTTCCCTAACGTTTCAGAGCGTGATGCTCCGCTTTCTAATGCGTCTTCATAACGTTTTTTGACGCGATTGACCGCATCAATACTGGAGACGTTCGCGACCGTAAAGGCGCGCAGCTTCATCGCCGCTTCCATTTGACGATACGCTTTGGTATCGGTCGGTATCATAGCTTTGAGTGAATCAATCGCTTCCTGAAAAGGCACCTCATCCACGGCAAGATAAATCGGCGCGTAAGTGAGTTCGATAGGTTTATCGCTGGCATCATTGATCGCATTATGGATATGCGCTTGGCCCAGCAGCCAGCTCACCATCATCGAAGCGGCATAGATGTTGGTGTATTGCGTTGTCACTTGGGTGATATCGATATCGCCTGGGTTTGAATACGCTTTGAACGCGGCTTCCAGTTCGCTTGAAAGGCTTTTGACGGTTAATGAAAGCGCCTCATTTTCGAGGCGCTGTAATTTAGTGAGGTTATCGATCTCTTTTTTATCAAGACTCTTTAAAGCAGACATAAATGCTTTCCTGGTGCATCTGAAAGATACGTGGATTCACGACTGGAAGAGGGGCTGTCGACAATGTTGTTCACCAACTCTTTATAAGCGTCCTCATCCACTCGAATTTTGAGGCTACCTTCACGACCATTGACTAAGAAAATCCATTTAAGCAGCGTATCATTAAGTGTCTTATGCACCATGCGAGCATCGCGTTTGGAGACGCGCATGCCCGCTCTTTCATGGACTTCACCTAATGACCGAGAGCCGTATTTTTGATTACCGTTCGTCAAGGTTTGACCGGTGATGCGCTTGGCGATTTTGTTATCAATGTATTCAATGGTTCGAAGTAGTTCATCCACCTTACCGTTGGCATCAAGGGTGACGATTTCTTTTACACCAGAGAGTGCCACCGCATCTCCGTTCATCACAGGGGCTAACGAGTTGGCAATCGCTTGTACGTCATCCCCGCCATTGGCATTTTCAGCCAGAGCAATCGCCGTTGGGATCGCGTACTTCTCACCAAGGCGCTCGATGTTGGCCCAGCTGATCCACTTACTTTGCCAAATAGGCCACACTGACTCTAAGATAGTTTCGCCGTATGGACGCTCAGTGGTCGCATTGCGCAGCACGGGAATGACTTTCCCTGCTACAGGCGTTTTCGCTGTGTAGTCCACAGCGCCGTACACTAAGGTACCATCCTTTAATAGACGGAAGTCTTCAGGGCGTTTGGGCTCTGAGTGGGTGAGGCAAAGCTGTGAGCCGAATTTCTCCCAGATAAGCTCCACTGGCATAAAACCAAATTCCGTCGCACTTAACATCTGTTCCATCAACATTTCTAAATCAAAGTCTGCCATCACCTCGTTGTAAAACTCGATGTCACTGGTTGAGCCTTCCATGACGTAGGGCACCGTCATGGCCGTGGCATGACGCATTTCAATGCTTGATGCCACCTCTTCATCGAGCAGCATGGCGCGAATGGCCCCAAAATAGTAGTTGCTGCTTTGGTAGCGAGCGTTGCCGAGCTCTGCTGGTAATGGGTAGTGATTAACGATAACGTCGGTGGGAAGCCGAGCGATAAGGGACGATAATGTGAGATTCTTTATCATGGGCAATCGCAACTCCTGTGTATTGAGCACCGCTTTCAGTGCCATGATTAAGACCAAGCAAGGCGTTGATTAATGCGAGCGCTTCGTCTTTGCGATCATCAAAATCAAACTCGCTAATTTCACCTAACTCGTAAATCGCCCTTTGAGTCATGCCTTCAGCCAACACTTCTTTGTCATCCTCGCTATAAAGGCGAGACAAGGCATTCTTTTGACCAAGATAGGCATAGCACCAACGCGCGGCTGATTGACAAGCAGTTTGAGTGTTGTTCTCATCGTTGTAAGTTAAGGAGTGGTAGATTTGCTCATCCAGGGAGCTCGATACTCCCTGGATGCTGACCATTGCTCTTAACTCGGTAAGGGTAATAGCCATTATCACTCCTTACTTCAGTGCGTCATCGGCCCAGCAGATGGCATCCACGACAACCGCAGGCAAAGGCTTTGACATGGTGTACACATCCGCGCCACTTGGATCGTCGACTTTCTTTACTTTCGAGAAGAAAGGTAAGGCCTGAAGGCCTGCGTCCAAATCATCGAGCGCGGCATAGTACGGTGTGTGGCCTGCCTCAAGGTCAATCATCACCATCTTGTCATCATCAACGGTTTTTACGCGGGTTTTCGTACCGCCTACCATGGTTTCATATGAACCATTTTCAAGATTAATGAGGTAGCCGCCTACATTGACTTGCCCCTTGCTGACTTTCACATCGAGCACGTTGGATTTATTTTTCCCTGCTAAGGTGACAATGCGAGCAAACAACGTTTTACCACTCAATACTTCCAAGTTTGCGCCATAACCTTTCGCTTGAATGGTTTCATCCATTTCTTGCAAGGCGGTGTACACTTGTTCGATGGTGGCGTCTGTGGCTTTCAGTGAGCTGTCAAATTTGTAGCGAAGGGTTTCCCCAAAATCCACTTCGAACAATTCCATTGCGCCGTCTGCGGTTTTCATTGGGTAGGCAATCTTACCTGTCAGCGATTGAGCACACAGCGCTTCAGTTGAGACTTCAATCTTGCGCATCACACCAAACTGAAGCATTTCAAAAAACTTTTGAATGTTCTTTAAGCCTAATGCCTTGAGGTTGTTGAGCTCCGCCGCTGACACATGCGATACCGTCGAAAAACCTTGTGGCTCGATAGATTGAGTTTCTAAGTCATTGCCACCAAGCTGATACGCTTTCGTACCACGGCGTACCACCGGAATGTTAGACAGGGTCTCTTTGAGCACATTCCAGGGGATGCGCACACTTGGGTAAAACACCGCCTCCCCAAACACCTTCTTGCGAATACGCATTGGCACTGACTTGCGCTTTTTGTAGTTGTTTAGCAGCTCTGCCCACTCTTGAGGGGCTAACAGACCGCGTAAAATATCAATAATATCCATGCTTTGTTCTCTTTATAACCGCTTATTAAACAGCGGCATGCATTAATGGGTGGGGTTATTTTTCAGAGCCTGACTCAGAAGCGTTGTTGTCTGATTGCGCGTCACCATCGGGAGATGGCTCTGAGTCTTCTTTTGGCTCATCCGCAATCACCAAACCAACGCTATCTTCGACGCGTGGGTATTCCCCTTTTTTCGTTAGGTCAACATGAATCGTTACTTCACCGTCACTAACAGGAGTGATTAGTCCTGATTTTTCATCGACGGTGGCCACGGCTTCATCACTAGAGGTGTACTTTACGATTTGCTCGTAAGGGTTATTGAGAACAAGATTCAAACCACTGCTTTGCACATCAACGCCAAGCTCTGAGTACACAACCGGTGAGTCATCTACTTTACGAAAACCGACAGGCTCAAGCTTTAAGTGATCGTCTGAATTATTTTCTACATCCGCTTTTAACTTTGCTTCCACAATCGGTTGACCTAATTGATGGTAAGCCTCCCCTTCACGCTTTAAGAGCTGAAGCTTCGCGATGGCTTGCTCAATCAAATCGTTACGGCGTGAATGGTGCAGAAGTGTGCGTGGGTGAGCGCCCATTTGAACAAAGGCATTCGACGCGTCACGGAGCGCTTTGGAAAACACACCATCTTGTTTGGCTTTTTGTTGCTCTAGAGGACTCATAACCAGGCACCTTCTGCAAAGAGTTGAACGCAAGACAGCGTAAATTCATTAGACGCAGTGAGCGCTGAATCATCAGCAAGCACCACACGGTCGCGAAGGTACGCGCCAAGGCGAAGTACTGAAATAGACCCATCACCTTTCATTTGTTTGGTGGTGACTACCCCTAGCGTCACTTGAGTGACGGTAAGATTGCCAGCGCCATCATCTTGAACGGTGATCAACGGGGAGCCGTCCCAACGCCCAGTGATCATGCCATCAGTGATCACCACGGCATGACCAGGCTCTAAATCGGTGATGCCATTAACCCTCATTTGTTGGATGACGTTGCCACCGGTATAACTGCCGACAATGGCGGGTGCGCCCTTAATGGTGGTTTTCATTCCAAATTCCATTACCAACCCTCCGGATCAAAGTTATCTTTTTGAGCCGAGCCTGTATCCGCTAGCTCTAAGCTCTCAGTTAATTTATCCCAGGCCGATGGTGTTGCCGGAGCCGTTTTCTTCTCAGGCATAGCACTTAGCATGCCTTTCAATTGGCTGTAACGATTGCCATCACCAGAGGCGCAAAGCTCGATAGCGGACGCACCTTCAATCATGACTTTCACACTCTTGCGAAGCTCGTCGCTCATTTCACGCGAGTCCGCTAGCTCGGTCAGTGTTTCCTTACGATCGCCTGCCAACGTTTCTTGCATCGCAGTAACCGCACCGTTTGATTTATCGTCATCGGTCTTAGTCGGGTCTCCACCTTTGCTTTGATCACCTTCTTTTTTAATGGGCGGCGTATTGGGTTTAATCCCCATACCGTCAAGCTGCTCTTTGACGACGTCGCCAAGCAGCGTTTTGAGTTCGTCTTTCTTCATGGTTATTCCTGTTTCATTGTCATCAGAGCCAGGTTGAGTACCGACATCTGCACTGAGATAGATAGCGTCATCACAAAAATCGCTATCGCTGAGATCCACCACATCACGGGTTTTCGTGTCCGCCGCCGGAGGAAGCTGCCCCAAGAAGGCAAGATGGTGCATGTACCACTCACCTTCTTTATCCGGTACTGGATGGATGCCAGCACTGAAGCCTTCAAACTTGCCCGAATCTTCCAGTGTTTCCATCTCGGGGGTGTAAATCACCTCACCCACAAGGACGGTTTTTCCGCTTTTATCGCCACTGCCGGCTTCTGTTCTGAGGTTGGACGCTCGCCCCAACGCGGCAATCTGATCGCTGCCTTTGGTTGGGTGACCTGGGGTCACGGGAGGGCGGGCATCCGATTTATAATGACGAACCACCGATTCGAGCTGCGCTTTCGTGACGGGCTGACCATTTTTTTGAATGCCATCCGCCACAATTTCCAACTTACGAATTCGCATATCGACTCCTTATAAGGTCACGGTGATACCAAATTGCCCTGGTGCATCCGGCGGGTATTTCGCACCGGTTTGCATGTCGAGCATGAATACGCGTCCAGAAGTATTGCTGATCTCAATAAAATGCACAGCAATGTTGGCGGTGTACGGCGAACCTTCATCGTTATAACCAGGAACCGGTGGATTTTTCACAAACCCATGAATACGAGTAATACCCGCATCAATAATCTTGGTCCCTGTTTCGGAATCCAGCATGCGTACTTGTCCCGTTAGGCGCAGCTTGATCCACCCATCGTTATTGGTCAGCTGAGCCACATCGCCAAGCGCCACCGATTGAAACTCCACCGTTGCCGTTGGGGCTTCGTACTTGCCGGTTGGCACTTCGACATCACCCAGCCCACCTAAGCCGCCCACCGTGGCCATCTTGCGCTGTAGGTCGCTGCTGGCATTTTTTACGCGTCCGACGTATTGGGTTTCATTAATGAACGCCATCTGGTCACGCCAGACCACACTTTTCTCTGCCATGACTTACCTCATGCAATCAGTTTGTTAAAGGCGCTTTCTAACCCTTCAACGTAAATTTCAGCTTCAAATTCCACACTCTGCATAGGCACAGGCGGTGTCATTCGATAGCGGTACTTAATTTTGCCTTGCATCAGATTGGTGAGCGGGTTGTCACCGGCATCAATTGACACATTGCTGTACACCAATGCGGTGCCTTCTTTCGAGCGAAGATAATCGTTCACCGTATCTTTCACGCGGCCACAGGTCGTATTAGCAATGTCCGTTGGGCTGGTGAACATCGGAAAGTCTAAGAACTGACGAGTGGCGTCCTCAATGCTTTCTTCTAGGATGTCGGCTGTGCGGCGAACTGAAATAAATGACAGGTAATCGCTCTTGGTTGGGAACGCGGTGGAGTAGTTACCAAAGTTCTTCCAACCGCCATGGTTCATCAGCGTGGCAATGCCGTTCACGTTTAAGTAGTTCACATCACACGATGGATCGCTTGGGATGTAATCGAGCTCAATGGAAGGGCCAATCACATCGGCCATGACGTAGTTTGATGGCGAGCACCAGTAACCGGTTTCCGGCACAATGTTCTGCTCGGTTTGGTTGCGGTCTACCTGAGCAAGGAGGCCACACAGACTTGGCGCGTACCAATCAACCACCGTTGCGCCGTCGGTATCTAATACTTTTGGACGTGGCCAGCCGACATACGCTCGTTGTGAGGTGTACTTTTTCTTCCAAGCGTACGCCTCAGTGGCTGTTGAAATATGCTCTGGCATATCTCCCACCCAAATGCCGCGGATAGTACTGACCGCTGCCACAGCGAGTCCCATTGCGCCATCCTTGTGTAAAATGCCTGGAGCCATGTTGATTTTGGATGAAAAGCCGTAGCTCTGTTTCGCTTTACGCAGTAGCGGCAGTGCTTCCATGAATTTAGCCAACAGCGCATCGGTGACACGGGAAACGGTCAGTACATAAGTGAGCTCAATGCCAGCAACATCCCCCACATTAATGGTCATATCGTTGTCATTGGTGTAGCTGACGTTGCTCTTGGGTGCGAGCTTCACGGCGACCACCGTTTGACCTTCTGAAAGTGGTGTGATCGTGCCATCACTACTATCAACCAAGGCAATGGCTTCATCATCAATCGACCAAACAGCAGTTTGCTCATACGTATTGGTTAACGCGTTCGGCTGAGAGTCTGCGCCTAAGAACGCTGTCGCAACAGAATCACCCAGCGTCGCTGGACTCATGGTCTTGCCTGCGTTTGGATTGGTTTGTGCGACCGTCACGCCATAGACATGGGCCTCATCTACGTCATTCTCACCATCATTAAAGGTGACCAAGGCGGTGATGTTAGCAATACCGGCTTTCACAGGCGTTACCACGCCCGTATTAGCATCCACGGTCGCAATGAGATCATTGTCCGAGCTGTACGCAATGCGACAAGTGTGAGGGTTTAAAATCGTGACAGGTAAGCTTGCGCCATCATCAATATAAATAGCGACACTGGATGTGCTCATCGTGACGCCAGAGACCGCTGGCGTTTCAACGTCAGGGAAGTCGCTGTCCTTACCTAAAGGGATTGATAGAATGGAGTTGCTTGGTACATAGTGGTGAACGCGACGAATGGCATTGGCGAGCGAGCCTTCACCGAAGGCCTTCTTCGCGTCATCGTAATTGGTGGTGTGGTAGAGCTTTAAGGGCTCTGCCAACTCAGAGGTGCCAAACACACCAATCACACTGGACGACACTTCGATGACCGAAATGGGACCTGTGAGCGATTCGATGGTTCGGATGCCGTGAAGTAATTCGGCCATGGATACTGTCTCCTGTTCATCAGTGGAGTCAGTATCTGAGATTATTGGAGGATAATTTCCGTTCGGCAGACTTAAGCGTTAGTAAAATCGAACACGTCACTTTGCCCCGTGGCGAGGATTTGGCAAGAAAGCTTAATGCCAATAATGCCCTGTGGCAAATCGGTTTGAGTGACCACAATACTGTCGAGTTTGACTCGAGGCTCATACTTAGCCACCGATTCAGCAATGGACACTTTCAACCCTTGCACTTCCCATTGAGGCTTATCAATGTACTCCAATGCATCCGCTGCGTAATCCGGCATATAAATCCGTTCGCCTTTGCCGGTGTACACAAT